TGCTGCTTTTCCATTTCTATTGCTTGTTTAAGTATATCTTTAGCTGAATTTGTATCGTACCAAGTTGAAGTCATTTGCCTAAATAACCATTGTACCGCAGTTTGATTTTTCATAAAATTTAATTGTGTTGCATTTCAGCATATCGCCCAAAGTGGTAACCAATGTGAAATAATGTTAATTCTGATGGATAAAAAATTTCTATTCTTCCACCATCCAGTTCAGTGAAAGGAATGTTCCGATTGGTCAAAAAGGTCATCAGACCATACAGATAGTTGTGAACGATTATGCTTTTTTCTTTTTTTTCTAACATTGCTAATAAATTTAAGAATTGAAATAATTTGAAGTAAGATAAGTAAACCAATGGCAATGGGTATGCCAAAAACTATCAGATATATAACTGATAGCACCCAAGCAACTAACTTCATAAATTATCAGCAAAGCATAAAAGAATGGAACCCAAAATGATCAGAATGATCTGGAGTGTACTTTTTTTCATTGTTTTTCGTTTAAATGTTAATAAAATCGTTTGTCGGAGTAAATTTTATACATTTTATTGAAACCACCAAATAATGTGCATAAAAAAAGGGAAAATAGAAATTTTCCCCTGTAAAAAACACCTTAAAACCTAACCAAACCTATTTTAAGAACAATTCACGTTCTATTATTCGTCTATTTGTTAATCCCTTAACAGGGGTTTTACCAACCTTATTCCACTTTAAAAATTCATTAGCTACTATTTTTTTATCTACACCAGCATTCAATTTTTCCAATAATTTAGAATCTTTGAACGCTTGTAAGCCTATATTATATGATAAACTTGTCATTGCTGCCATCATATTTTCAGTTATTGGAACCTTAATGAGTGGTTTTATAAATTTAATACGCTGATCAACATCAATTTTTAACCATCTTTCAGCAGTTGCTAAGTCAATTTTGTCGCCTTGCTTGATTGCCTGTCCTGTATCTTTATTTTTTGTATTACCAAATCCTATTGTATAAATGCCGCCACTATCAGGATAGGAAGTTAACTTTAAACCCTCAAATTGCTTAATTAAATTAATTGCACTCACTTTTTTTCCAATTAACAGGATCAGTAATACTGCGATACTTATATATATGTATCTTTTATTGAACATCACTATCTTTTGCCAATAGTCCTGTAATGGCAGCAGCAATACCGGCAATAATTGTTACCCAGTTGTTTTGCTGGATGCCATCCAGGATCAGGGATCCACCAGCAATAGAACCAAACAATGATGTTTTAATATTTTTAAGTATTCTTTTCATATTACTTTTTTTTAAGTTGTTTTACACCAACTAAAATTGATATTGCACAAGATATTGTACTGGCACCAAGAAAAATGACATTTGCCCATTCTGACAAGTTTTGAATCCCCAACAGGGAAAACAAAATTGTACTAAACGTGGCAATATGTGTAGGATCAGTTGTTGACTGCATTGTCCTGTTCATCTTTAAACTTTTCCGCTATCTTATTAAATGCCTGTATTGCAGTAAAAGATTCATCTATTTTAGAAAATACCCCTTTACTGGTAGCAAGATCTAAAATTGCCTTAATTATTTCCAATGCTTGTTTTTCGTTCATTTGTCAAAATTTATATTGTTATTAATTAGATCAAAGTTAATCCAAGCTGATCAGCTATCCAAACATAGGCATAGTCATTAATATCACTGGTATTATTCCAATCAATATAAGATTGCCCAGCAATGGTTAGATTTCCGCTTGTTAGTGTAGAACCAACTGAATCAACTTCATATCCATTTGCAGATATCCACCAATAAAATTGTGCTGAATCGCTTAAATTGTCATTGATGATATATGCACCTAACCAAGATCCTGTTTGCTCTTGTCCGTTAACCCAAATTTGAATTGATTGTATTTTTTTCATATTGTTAATTTAAATTTTTAAGGAACTATATTTAAAACACCAGCAGTTTGGTATATATCTCCACTAACTAAACCAGCCGAACTTGCTGGAACATTTGATAAGTTAATTATTCCGTTTGATTTAATACTCATTTTTTGAGATGAAACACCTCCTGATGTAGTCCATAAAATTAAACTAGTAGGATTGTCTGATGCTGCAGTATTATTGGCATAAATACCAGCACCTCCTATAAATGTAACTGTTCCTCCGTCATTTGAAACAGATATTGATGTTGATGTTGCACCAAATGAAATACCTGATGCTTTTGGATATGTACCAGCGGTACCATGTGTTGCACCTATTTTAGTTCCTCCTTGCGATGTATAAGCATCTAACTGCGTTGCCTTTATAGTTCCATTTACTTGCAATTTTTCACCACCATCAATAAATGTTCCACCTGATTGAATTATAACATTACCATTTGGTAAAATTTGCATTTTTTGTGATAATGTTCCAGCATTTGTAAAGAAATTAATTATTTGGCATTGCTCTGTAATTGTTATTGCTGCACGAAATACATTGGCATCAATAACTCCTAAGTCTAATCTTCCACCACTTCCAATTACTCCATATCCCTTTATATAACCACCAAAAGCATTACTTACTTGATTATCTCGCATTGATATAATGGAAGATGATGAAGAAAAAAGAGTTAGCAATTCTGTTGGTGATGAACTTCCTAATCCTAAATTTCCTGATGTGTCAAGACGCATTTTTTCACTACCCGAAACACTAAATATATTATTGGTAGTTCCGTTAAATGATGTAGAAGTTACTGATGAATTAAAAACTGCAGATAAATTTGAATTTAAAGTTAATGCAGCATTTCCGCCATTAACCTCAAATAATAAAGTACCACCAACATTGTAATTTGCGAGTGTTACCCTGTCGCTTGTCCAATATAATGCACCATTTCCAGCAGTCATTCCGTTAAGAAAATAACCAGTAGAATTAACTTTACCGGCTACTTGAAGCCTTTGTCCACCATCTACACTGGATCCAATTAGCAAATTGTTTGCAGTAGTTATCCGCATCACCTCACTTGCATTTATTGTCTGCCACATACCAAACAACATATTTCCAGCACTTTGCGTTGATATGCAAAATTCACCAGCAGTTGCACCCTGTATAAAATTATTTGTAGCAGTAGCAAGACCAAAAACAAATCTTTGTGTTCCACCTGATCCGGCATTATCAATTCTAATTGATGGAGCATTTGCCCCTACAATTTGCAAATGAGAATCAGCAGTTGCACTATTTACAACCAATCTACCTGAAGCAGTTGTTTTGGCACCAATAAAAGTTTGACCAGTTGCTTTAACAATAGTTAATTGTTGTAATGTGTTTACAACATCAAATATCCCAAAATCATTTGCCCCAGCAGTATAAAAATTACCTATTCGCCATAGGGGAGTTCCTGAATTAAGTAAACTTAATAAAGTATTGTTTGTGGCAGTTGTTTGGTTTAATGCAGCAACCGATGATAAGTTTCCATGAACATCTAAAGGATTGCCTGGAGCATTTGTATTAACACCCAAATAACTATTTGTTGAATCATACCAAAGATTATTTGATCCAGTTATTGTACTTGCACTATTCCAAAATGCTATTTGTGTTGCTGCCCCTGATCCTGTTATTGTACCTGATCCCGGTCCGCCAATTAATTCCCAGCTGGTGCCTGTATCTCTGAAAAATTCCTTTGTATCGGTTGAAATAAAAATTCTACCAACAATACCAAAAGCTGGTCGGTTGGCAAATGTATCAGAATTGAACATCGGAGTCCCTTTCTGATTCAGAATTGAGAGATCCAATACTATCATTATATATACAATTTACGAATTACGATTAGTTGGTTTCCTACGTTTATAGGAGTAGCAAAAGCAAGTTGATATTGTGTAGTATCAATTTCACCCCTATTCCCTGATATTCGCAAAGATTGATTCGGCTGCAAAGGTACATCAGCTATCACCAATGCAGTAGTGCCATTGTTGATGAATGTAATTTCATTACATTCAGAACCAATATTTGCAGTTGTATAATAAACTTTTGTTTCTACGTAATACTTCTGAAAAGCCTGTCCAGTTGACTTAGAAACACTATTTTCATGTTCATACCTTGCACGATCAGACCTTTGCTTATTATATGCCAATTTCAACTTATCAGCTGAAATTTCATCCTGAATATTTATTTTTAAATGTTGTGGTTGCATAATAAAATTATTTTAGCACATATCAGGAAATTGACCAATTTTCATTGATCGTTTTTGTTTTGCAGCTTTTACTGCCTTTTTAACTACTGGAGCAACTTTTTGAACTGCCTTAGTAACTTTTTGTAGCAATGAAGGCT